TTTTTTCTCATTAACTTTCTAAGGCCTTCATAGGATAGGTTCTTATCATCTAGGACAGATTTAACAGACTTACCTAATGCCAGTTGTTCAAATACATCTTCAAGCGTCTTATTATCAAATTTAATTTTGTTCATATTATTTTATATTTAAGTATTGACAAGCTATTGACAATAATATAATTGTTTGTTATGTTTAATTTATACACAAAAAACAACTAAAAAGGAAGGGCAATTATGCAATTACAAACAAATCAAAACAATATCAATAATGATATTGATCAAGTTGAAGCTGAGAAGGTGAGAGCCTTACAATCTCATTTAAACTTAAATAATGATGAAGTTAATGAAATCACCCTTGAAGATGGTGAATTATACCATATTAATGGTAATGAATACAAAGTATTGACTGATGAAGAAGCTGATGAACAAGCCAAAGAATACATTGAAGAAACTGTATGGGCTTTTAATCCTTCTTTTTTATCAGCTCATGCCAAAGATGGAATTGATGAAGATGTATTTAAAACCTTATCTGAGAAGTGTGAAAGTTCAAATGAAGCTGTTAAATCTCTAATCAAAGATTTTGATCATTTTGTAGATGATGCCATTCTTTCAGATGGTAGAGGTCACTTCATGTCTTCTTATGATGGCAATGAGCATGAAGTTAAAATTAAAAATAACTGGTATTATATTTATAGAATTAATTAACCTATTGACAAATAATAAATATAAGTATAATCTGTCAATAACTAACAAATGAAGGTGAAACAATGACAAAAAATAAATATGCTACTATTCAAGACTTAGTAACTGGTAAAAATTTTGACTTCTTTAATAACTTTGAAGATCAAGTTTTTAAAACAAAGACAGTTTGTATTAATGATGTTGGTTATGATTGGTTTGATTGTTTAAGTGATGATGAGCAAAGTTATGTTCAACAGTTACCAAAATATTCACACCTTGAATATGATGAAGTAATCAAACAATATGACAAAGATTCATTAACTAACATAATTAAACGACAACAGGCTCAAGGTTGGAAGTGTAATAGTGAAGGAAACATAATAGGAATTATAGAAGGGTAATTATGAAAATAGAAGACTTAAAAATCAAAGTAAAACCAAAATATTATTTTGGATATTTACAAGGCTATACTGTTTTAATAAATGGAAAGAAATTTCCAACAAAAAGAAATTATGTATATGCTCACAATGAAGACAACAAAGCAATTAAAACAGCTTTGATTGATGGCAATTATCATAATGATGATGAGCTTGTAGTAAGTACATTAAAAAAAGAGATGAAAGAAAGAGGTATAATATAATGAAGGATAAATTTAAAATAGTTGACTGGATGAACAACAGAATATTTCCTGACAAGGCATTTACTAGCTTTGAGCATGGATGGGAATATATCTATAGTAAGTTTGATAATGAACAAGATCATCAAGAATATTATGTAGTTGATATAAACCAAAAAGAAAGAGGTCAGATATGAAAGACTTTTTATTTAAAGCGTTTGTGTTTTTATTTATGACTTCAAGCCTGACTGGTTTGATGTTATTAATTTTACATATATGGGCAACTCAAGGCGGTCTGTAATGATTAGAGCAATATATTTTAGTTTATGCTTTGGATTAGCTTTATTAGGTCTATTTGTAATAACACACATTAATTTAACTTTGGGTTTAAGTATGTTTGCTTTATTCATTGTTAAATTTTTATTAATGCTACCTAGTACAGAAAGAGGTTAATTATGGCTGTAGATTTTGAAGCATTAGACTTAGTAAGGACAGAAAACAAAGATAGGATGTATCAAAAAAAGAAAAAAGCATTAGAGCAACTTCAAGATTTATTAAAAAACTATAGCTCTGATACCTTAATTGATATGATTATGAAAGAAAGTGAGGATAAAAAAAATGCAAGATAGCTCAGAAATAAGAGATGATTATTGTATGGAAAGATTTGGCCATACAAACTGGGGTTATTTATCAACTTATAGCAAGAAAGAACTAGCTAATAAAGATGAGTATATAATACAAGGCGGAATAGTTTATTGGTTAAATGATTTTGATGATGATGAATAAATTATGATTGAAGCATGGATAATGATTGAGGTAGTTTTAATAACTTATTATTTAATAACAAATTAGAAAGGTAAATATGAAAGTATGGAACATTAGAGTAACTGACAGAAATGGTTTTGATAGCTATTCATTTTTTCAAGAAGATGAACCTACCAACCAACAATTAGAAACCATCAAAAAAATATATCAAAATTCAGGTAGATATTTTCCTGAAGATATAGAAGATATTTATGTTGAAATAAAAGGTAACTTTGATAATCAAAATATTCCAACCTACGACCAATTATTAGATCATTTGAAAGATAAATATAAAATAATAAAATGATAATTTTAGGTCATGCAATACATAGAAAGAAAGTAAGAATGATTTTAATTTTAATAACAATAATATTACTTGCAACCTTGTTGATTATTTTATAATGCTGTCAATAGATGGAAAGGATAAAAGGTTATTTAGAATACAAGCTAGATTTAGAGCTATGCGGTGTAAATACCTTTGAAAGAGATGATAAAATTAGAGAAAGATACGAACAATATCTCAAGGATAAACAGCAAGATATTAAAACTAATTCCAAAAAAGATAATAACAAAAAGAGATAGCATAAATTATGCTAGAACGCTTTGGAATATAAAGAAAGGAAGGAAACATGAAAACTAAGTTTGAAAAAAGATATGCTAAAGGTATAAAATTAGATGCAAGAACTTCTGGTTGTTGTTATGTAACTATGAAAACAAATGTAGGTAAATTAACTGTTTATATAGATAGTATGGATGGATTAACTGATCCGCCATTAGTTAGTGCATGGATATTTGGTAGAAAAACAAAAGAAATATTTGTTAAATAAATTGAAGGAGGATTGGGGGTTTAGAAAGAAAGGTGAAGAAACCCCCATATCCTGAATACCTAGATATTGTATGTTAACTTATTTAACATACTTCATCTTGAGTTTATTAGCAATATTAATTTCATACCTATTATCCTTTTCAACTTCAGCCCAATACTCACCCACTATCTTATCAATAACTTTTTCAGGTGTATTCTTGTTTTTAAGAAAGCTAATAAGGTTAGTCAAGGGGGGGTTTTTAGCCTGATTATTTCTATTTCGTTCTATAGCTCTTTGATAGTTGAAATTAGAAGACTTTCTAATTTTACTTAATTCATACTGTATAGTTTTTATTGGAACATATTTAGTCATATTACTAACTAGTTATATATTTATATTATATCTTTATTAAGGTACATTTATTACACCACCGATTTGCATTCATTACACCACCGACAGACCCCTTGTTAATAAAATGTTAACTATTTATAACCTTTATCCCCTTCTTATTCACAAAGTTATCCCTCAATCTTTGGTTGTATCTATTCTTCTGTTTCTGTGCCATAACCTTACGCAATCTTAGGTTGTCTTGCAATATAGATTGAAAATTAATATCGCCTCTAAAATAATATTTGTTGCTTTTATTCTGACCCCTATTTACCCATGTAATATAACCAAATAGTTGTAGTCTGTCCAAAGCTCTCAGAACTGTCCTATTGTCCTTTATTTTAAGTTTTCGTTTTAGATAGGCATAGGAAGGTGTGCATCCTTTAGGTGCGTTCTCAAGCCTTCTCAGAAGCATATAGAGGCATTTCTCAGTAGATGTTAGCACCTCATTATCTAATAATGAATGCTCTACTTTTAAGAATGGTTCTAAACTAGGTTTCATTTATAAATTCTGTAATAGGTTTAAGACTTTCAATAGGTACAGACCAAACATGAGGCCTGTCTTGATTGAAGTCTGTCCACTTGCCATATTTTCGACAATCTTTTGCTTGTATGTAGCCATAAAAATAAAAGGTTGGGCAATCATCACCAACATAGAAGTAATAATCTTCAGGTTTATGTCCTTGTCTTATAATAAGTGATTTGTTTGGTTTTGAATATAGCTGTGATCTGACTTGTACTGGTTTATTATATATGATTAAATCCTTACCATGAAAATTATTAACTGAATGAGAAAAATACGATTTCATTTTTTTGGCCAAAGCCATTTCGCAAAGCGTACCTGATACACTCTTTCCCCACTTTTGATAACGGTCAAACTTAGCACCATGACCCCATTGAATATTTTGTCTAAGACTTTCCACTTCCCTGACAATCCCAGTTGAAGCACCTGATAATATTTCTTCCCAATTTAAATCCACCTTTTCGACACTCATTTATATTAGATATATTATTTTAAAAATAAATCAAATAAAACTATTGACTTAATTGTAAATAATTTGTAAATACTTTATCAGATGGAAGAAAGATTTACAGATTTAGCTTTTACAACAGGTGATTTTAATAAAGCTACAACCTCACCTAGTCAAACAGCATTAACTAATTGGATGTGGTATAATAAATATCACTTATTTCCATACTTAAAATTCAAACAAGAAAAACCATCTATCAGTTTTAAAGCTGGTACTTTTATCCATGATTGGTTTCAAAATATATTAATAGGTCAAGCAAAGATTGATGATGTGGAACTTGCTTTTAAAACTCACATAGAGCAATTTGATTTTGAAGAAAAAAATAAAATGAAAGCACAATTTATTTTAAAAAATATCAAAGGTTATGTGTCAAGGCATTTAGAAGCTATCAATGAAGTGTCCGATAATTTTTCAGGATGGTCTTCAGAAAAACCTTTCTCTGATTGGTATGATGATAAGTATATGGGTCAAACATTAAATATTGCCAATGAAGGTTATATTGATTGTGTTAATAATAATGAAAAAAAAATAACTGAGCATAAAAATAGATTTGGTAGTGTAAGTTTAAAGCCACTAAAAAAACCTAAGAAAGATGATAAGCCAAATGAAAATAGAATTGGGGATTGGGTATATTCTAAATCTCAACAAATAAAATATCCTCAATTTACTCATTGTATTCAAACAGCAATCTATTCAAAACATTTTGATTATAAATATAAACCTTATTTAATTTATGTAGGAGATAATGATTATACTATCTTTACCCCTGATAATTGTTGGGAACTTACCCTTAAAGGACTTCAATATTTTTTTAAAAAATTCATACAAATAAATATTCAAAGACAAGAAATGTTGAGGATGGCAAATGGAGATATGAAAAAACTTGCTATGATTATTGGTGTGGATTGGTCAGAAATTAGAAACTACAAATCTAATTTTTTATTAGAGAACTACCATGA